GAATTACAGTATTTCCAGTTCCTGTATTTGATACATCGGCTCCAATTATATTTCCTGAAACAAGTTGTCCAACACTTGTAGTTGAATTTAATTGATGGGCATAAATTAGGTTAATATCTGTACGCAAGCCATCCCATTGAGCAGCTGAAATTTCAGTAGTTCCTGCAACTGCTTGTCCTGGGCCGGTCATTGCAACACCATAACCAGAGGTGCCGGTGCCAATACCTAATATTGCGTTAAGACGCAACACATAATCATTATATTCAGTAATTGTTACATTTGTACCAACTGCGACCATACGCTAAATACCCCTTTATTGAACTATATTGTATTTATTAAAAAAGAAGGTACCCTAAATATTTTTTATAACAAAGTAGTGTTAGAGTAAGTAGGTGACGGAATAGAAACATATGTTCCTGAAGGTCTACGATGTGTAATAGAACTAGTAATCGTTCCTGTTACGTTAGGATCTCCGCCACCGTCTGCGTTATCTTGTAACTGTATCTCAATTTCTATTTTATCACTATCTATTGTTTTTGCATTAACTTGAAACATGTTATTAGAATAATCATACGCTGTTCCTAGCTTATGAAACAATCTCTGCGATGTTGAAGTTAATTCAAAATTTCCAATTGCCGTAGGAACTCCTGTTCCTGATTGTGTTGTAGTATGAGACGCAATAGTTATTGTGCCCATTGCAGATAACATAGTAGCCCAATCTGAATCTTTTGCACTACTTCCAGATGTTAATTGTCCTTGGATTCTTAGTTGTCCGCCTGCATTAAAAAAATGTCTTCTTGCATCTATACTTGCAAACGTTATTAAAAACTTATGAATAATCGTTCCGTTCCATTCTGAAACTCGTGTACTTGATAATACAGCCTCTACTGACGCTTGTGTATCATCGCATTGTTGCTTGTCACCTTCGATGTTATTAAGCAATGCTAAGTAATCGTTGATTCCTTTTGACGTGCTAATTGCACCAGATGCCGAAATAGACTCAGTTGCTCCAATTTGGTCTGTAACTCCTATAGTTTCTAACGGAGATAGACTACCTGTTTGGTGAGCTCGACATTTATCAATATCAGATTTTAAATTATTTAAATGCTGTGCAGTTATAACAGTATTAGCAGCAACGATTGAACTGCTGAGAGATTGTCCGTACCCAGTATCAGTAAATCCTTGTCCTAAAACAGTTTCTATTCTACTTTGCAAACCGTTAAATGTAGCTGCAGTGATTACTTCTTGTGATACAACATCAACCATAATTCGCTAACCTTTTATTTAACTTTAAACTTTTAATACACATTCGACCAGTTTCTCGCCTTCATTGGTATTAGATTCTAGTGCAATACCTACAATATTACGCTCTGTTGCTATAGAAGCTTGGCAAATGCCATTCTCTCCAACATATACTGCATTGCCTTTTTCTACTACTCCAATTATTCGTACTGGTACTCTTCCTTTTAATCCAATTATTTGACCTTTACTTTCAGCATTCATTAGATACGCAGGAGAATTCGAAACTACTCCAATACATATATCTAATCCTGATGCTGCATCAGCTTCATGATCTGGATGAGTGCATATAGAAACTGCTGTTCCTACAGGAAGTTCTTCTACAGTTGTATATTTTTCAGCTAAGTCAGCATATTGTGCTTGTGTCGAAATACCAACAAAATAATTAGCCTTTAACGACCCTGCTGGAATAGTTTGTGCATTAATAACTTCTGAAGCAGCTGTTCTTGTTGCAACTGTACCGTTAGCAATAGTTTCTGAACCTGCTCGACTAGTGCCGTCTACAACCAATGCTGTAGCTTTTTCTGAGGTACCTGTAAAATTAGTTGCATATACATTATTAAATAAATGATCTGACGATCCTAATGTTACTGTTTCAGTTGTAATGCCGTCAGTTGCTAATCCAGGTATAACAGAATTTGATTTAACACGTAATGGATTTTTAATTGCTCCAGCAGCTGTTGCTACTCTAACATTTATAAGTGCTCCAATTTCGTTAGCAATTACTGCTTCATTACCGTTTTCAATTTTAATTCTAAAATCGTTTGAGTCACCAATTGCTATACCAATGTCTGCAAATTCAGCTAAACTTGTAAAGTTTGCATCTCCTACTTGAATATAGTTTGCTGCATCAATTCCACCAAGTTTTAGTGCGTTTGATGCTGTTCCCCAATATATAAAGTTGGTTGAAGTGACGCCGCCAGTTGAATTAACAGTGTTCTTTAATGTCATACCTTGTTTGATAATATCAAACCCTGCAATAGCATTAGTTACGTCTGTCGAATCAATTGTAAATGTTTGGTTTGAAACAACCATTACTACTTCGTCATTAATGATTGCTTTAATTATTGCCCTTGCAGTTCCAGTGTTATCATTAACTGTGTCACTTTTCCATTGAGTTAATAATGCTCCAGCATCTTGCGGGCCGACTAAAACAAAGGTCGAACTATTATATGCATATAATTGTTCATTAGTAGTATCCCACCAAAAATCACCTTCAGTTAATCCTGACGGTTCAGTAGCACTTACTTCTGCGCCGCCTGTAGTACGGAATTTAGTCCCGTCATAAAATTTTAATTTTCTTGTTGAACTATCAAACCAAATTTGCCCTGATATAGCTTTTGGTGGAGCACTTATTCCAGAAAAGTTTTCTAATAAGAATACAAAATTTTCGTTTTGTATCTCTCCATATCCAGCATAATTTTTACCAACTAATTTTAAATCAGTTGTTTGGTCAATGGTTCCATCCTCGACAACTGTAAGTTGAGTATTATTATATTTGTCAATCGTATATGCCATTTTTTCTTTAACCCCTAATATGCATTGTATTAATAGTATTTATCTGCATTACGGATAATTACTCGTACTTGAATGTGTCCATGTTGACCCATTACTTGTAAAGATCATAGTATATCTAGACGGTGTAATAGATGCAGTTCCTGAAACGCCTGCTGCATCAACTGCAATATCTTGTAGTACTGATTGCGATGATGATACATTGTCTTTATCTACTGATACATAGCTTTTATTTAGTGCATCATCTAAGAATGACTGTCCAATATTAATTGTGGCGCCTGCATAGTCTGTACAATGTATCGTAGCTGTTGCTCCGTTTTTTGTAGTTGCAGGATACATTGTCTGTAAAACTGCTATAACATTAGTAAACGGCCCATATCCTACGCCGCCTACATTAGGAGTTGAGAAACCTGTAATATCTAAATTAATACCAATATTATCCGAATCAATCTGTGTGTCTACATAATTCTTTGTAGCAACTCCTGAAGACGTAAGCGGATCTACAACACCTGTAATTTTCTGTGTGTTAATTGCTATATCGCCAGACGCAACTATATTAAGTCCGCCTGTTGCAGTAATAGTAGATCCGTTAAAGTTAAGATTATCAATATCAAGACTTCCTAATGTTCCAATATTAACTAAACCTGTTGCTGTTGTAACTGTTGATGCAAGTGTTGTTGTACTTAACACTTCAACGCCGTCAATTTTATAAGCAGGATCTGCATTAAGACTATTAGTTGTTAAATTTAAATCTTGATTAAATGTCCAACTATTAGTTGCGTTTATCCAAGAAAGTTCTTTGTCACCGTCTGACGATTTTAAAATAAGTCCGCCGCCGTCAATTACTGCATCAGCACCAACTGTACTATCATCTTGTATGCCTAGTTCTATATTCTTATCTTCAACACGTAAAGTTGAAGTATTTAAGTATGTTGTATCTCCTGATACTAGTAAGTTTCCACCTACTGTTACATTTCCTGAAAATTTTCCAGCACCAGTAACGTCAAACTCAACTGTTGGTGTGTCAGTAAATATACCAACTCGTTTACTTGTTGCATTAACAAGTATTCCTGAGATGTAAGCATTACCTTCTCTTACTTTTAGATTAATATCTGTATTAGCTTGTTGAGCTTCTAATTCTATTTGATTAGTTGCTGAATTAAATTTAATAATGCCGTATTCAACATCACTAACGCCAATTGCTAAACCAAGTGGGTTCTTAATAGAAAGTTTACCTGTAGTTTGTGTTGCACCAACTGCACTCATAAAACTAGCTGTATCAAAAGATACGCCTGCATCATTAACTAATGCCTTTGCTGACGCAGCTGTACCCCAAAATGTAAACGCATTACTAACAGGATTAAAGCCATTTTTAAACAATTGTCTTTTTGGAGTTTGTGTATCATTTGTATCTTGTGGATATCCTGGAATACCATTTACAAGTTCTACATAGTACTGACTATTAGCAAATACACCAACAAGCAATCCTCCTATATACAATTTTAAGGCAGTTTTTGTTTGGTTAACAGAATCAATAACTGATTGTACTTCAAACCCTGTTTTTTGTTGTCCAGCTTGATATTCAGGGCCAACTAATACTAAGTCAGTTCCGTCATAAAAGTGTAATTGATTATTTAGACTGTCTATCCAAAGGTCTCCTGAAACCATTGTTGGTTGGACTGCAGAAACAATAGGTCCGCCTGCAGCTTTAAACGTTGTTCCGTTGTACACTTGCAAACGTTGGCCTACAGTATCAAACCATAATTGACCAGTTAATGGTGTACCTGGTGAAGTAGTATTTGCAAAGTTTTCTAACAAAGCAATAAAGTTTTCATTAAACGCTTCACCAAATCCTGAATAATTTCTACCAACAAGTGTTAAATTACTTGAAGATATATCAACTTGGCCGTCTACGAGATCTACTAGTAAATCTCCATTAGTTTTATTAATTCTATAACTCATTTATTAATTGCTCCTGCCAGTGTAGATAATGTAATTAATAATCAAATGTGGATTCATTAAATCTAGTGACTGCCCAATTGCCGCATCAGATTCAATTCCTCCACTGTTTGGCAAATACTGGCCTCCAGAAGCAACTGATGGACCGTCGCCTCTAAATGCGCCAGTGTCTGTTGTCGGAGCACTTAAATCATTAATAGCATAAAACTGTGTAAGGGCATCGCCCTTCATATCGTGTTTGTGATCTGGTAAATTAGCAACATCAATTAATGTAGTTTCTTGTCCATCCTGCGACCCTATAACATCCGCTGACTCAGCAGTAATAACATTAGCACTTGATCCGCCCATGTTATCTTTACCAACTGCTGTTCTTCCTCTTAAATCAGGAACTTTAAAATAACCAGTTGCTACTGAAGCAATAGCACCAAAATTATATCCTACTGCTTCAAATAATAAAGCATAGTCAGAAATTCTATATTCAGATCCATCACAAAGTAACCAAGTTTCCGGAGCAGTGTTGCCACCGTATGCCATCATTACCCCTGCTGGGTTAGTTGGAACTGCTTTAAATAAATCTGATCTTGTTATTTTTGCAAGACCAGTTGCGCCAGTTACTCTGTTTAACAAAAATTCATCATCAGCTTGTGACGAAGTTAGTGCCGACTTGCCTCCAATAATAGTATTACTAATAGTAGAAGTAAATGTTTTTGTTGTTCCGCCAGTTTGTCCATCAAATATAAACGCTGGAGAAGTAACATCTCCAGTTAATTGGAATGTAGTTGCTGTAGTTATTTTATCTGCAGAGCCTGCTCTACCAGAAACTGTACCACTTACATTACCAACTAAGTTGCCAGTAAATGCTGTAGCATAAATATTTTTCCATTTTATTGCATTAGTACCTAAACTATATGCATTATGTACTTTTGGCATTAAGTCTGTTAACGATGAAGTTCCTGCAACATCTAGTGTACCGCCAATCCATACATTTTTTGCAACACCAGTTCCGCCTTTAACTATTAAACTACCTGTGCTTATAGTTTCACTTTCTGTGGTAGAATTTATAACTGCTGTACCACTAGCTTTAATATTTCCTGTAACATCTAATGCTTCGTCTGGAGCAGTGTTGTTGATACCTATTCTTAAATTTGAATCAATTCTTAATACTGTTGTTAGTATACCGCTATTCTTAACACGAACATCAATATTTGATCCTTCAATTTGATGCTGTATAACTCCTGCACTACCTTCAACTCCAACATTTAATTCTGCATTTAGACCGTAGTTAATACCTGAATTATTTTGAACATTGATTGGATAATTAGTTGTGCTTGTTAAATCACTTCTTAAAAAGTTTGCGGCACCTACTTCTGTACCTGCTACTACTAAACTTTCTGCTTTTTCAGAAGTGCCTCTATATTTTAAAAAGCCTGCGCCAGTAATATTAAGACTACTTAAATTAAAACCAGTTGATATTACTGTAAATCCTGGAATTGCTGTTTTTGGAGTGAATGTCGATGTTGAAATGATTGCCGCTGGTTGTGATAGCACATCAAGTCGAATAACTGTATAAGAAACATTATCAGTTCCAACTATTGTTGATGGTGTAATACCAGTTGATAAGCCGTCACTAAATTCAGGGCCAACTAGCACCCATCCTGAGCCCGAAAACAAATATAATTGTTGGTTGTCAGTATCAACCCAAAGATCGCCAAGTTGTGAAGCTGATACTTCCGGTGCCGAAACTGCTTTTTTAATGCCAGCTGCTGATATCCAATTTGTTCCGTCATATACTTTAAGTGTTTCTTCTCCTACTGTATTATCATACCATAATTGGCCTTCAACACCGTTACTTGGTTGCGTGTTAAATGCAAAATTTTCTAATAAATGTAAAAAGTTAGTAGCAACAGCTGCACCATAAGCAGTAGTGTTTCTACCAGGTATCTGTAAAGAAGTTTCTGTATTTAATGTAAGATCTTCTACTACAATAGTACCCTTGTTTGCAGCGTCTGTATATGATATTGTATATGCCATTTAATTACGCCTCATTAAAACCAGTTAAACTTTGTACTCTAACTGTATAATCTATTTGTATAAGTCTATTAAGCGACTTTTGTACAGGGTGAAAAATAACATGAGTAAGAAGTCGTCCAGTTCCGCTTGCAGAATATGCTTTAAGACCTAATTCGTCAAATACATATAAGTTTGAGCCATCTGTTGCTGTGTCGTATGCATCTTGGCCGCTTGGTTCACTATAGTCTAATAAACATGATACTAGCACATCAGTATAATTTGTGCCGCTTACATGCCTTGTTTCTATTTTATTTCTAACAGGGTCTAAATTATTTACACTTCTATCATCAATAACCTTTGTGTGAGTTTGATTATACAAACTGGCATTGGTGCCTGTTGAGTTCGGAGTTAAATATGTAATAATTCCGGTTGGGTCAACACTAGTGCCACCGTTACCAAAACTCATTTCATATATCCATCCAGTTCCGCCATTACCAATGCTTTCAGCAAGGCTTAAACTCATATTTTCATAATGAATTGCATTGCGTTTATCAATGTACGTATGATTTGATTCTGGGTCATGAATCTTAATATGTCCCTGAATTAAAACTCCGTTCATATCATTAAAATTGTCTGTCATATTGTTTTCCCTGTCATTGTATTTATCGCGGTAAGTCAACACTTGTAGCCCTTAAGAATCTACCAATGTCTGAATCTGCTTTACTCATTGGAGTTCCTGGTACTGTCCATTGTTTTCCTTGTTTTCTTATAATAATAATGTTATTACCTTCTTTTAATTCAGTTTCTGGGTCGTTAACTGTTATAGTTAACGTATTTCCGCTAAGACTAAATTCTGCTGGTAAAGTTATATCGCCTTCTGGAGAATCCTGTGCAGTACTACTAGTTATTACGCCGGCATTATCTTTACTTTCAAACTTATAAGAAGAAATTGCTGTTTTTCTTAGTCGCCTTCCAGCTACAAAAACTTCAAACTCGTTAACTCCTCCTGCACCTGGAACAAAATCTAACTCAAAAGCATTACTAGTGCCGTCTGCTGTAAATGTTGTGGTTAAAGTTTCATCTTTATATGGCATAGAAGCTTCAATACTTTGATCGTAAATTTCAACTCCTGAACTATGTAAATTAGGGACTCCTGTTCCTAAAGTTCCTCTTTGTAATTGTTTTAATAAATTACCATCTTTAATTCGATATTCAATTCTTTCGCCATTAACCCATATAACTCCAGGGTACTTAGATGCTACTGCAACTTCTGTTATTCCGTTTGCGTTAGCAATCTCAATAGTTTTATCGTGTTGACGTAAGTCTTTTGCTAAAATATAATTCTTTTCGCCGTCAATTCTCTTATAATGTGTTTTATTGAGCATATCTTTAAATTGGCGCCATCCAAACTTAGTTATATTTGTAGGATTTCCAAAATGTAATACTTCAATCCTATCACCTTCGTTTAGATTATTAACAAGTTTAATATATGAGTTATCTTTAGTAACACTATAGTCAACATCAGCAAGTAATAATGTACCATTTAATATAACCCAAACATACTTTGAATCAACTGCTGTAGTTCTTAGTTTAAATAGTCCTGCTCTTAAATTGTTTAAAAAGTAATATGCTGTAGATCCTTTAGTAAGAGGAGTATCTTCTCGTACAGTGTAAGATTCTCTTTCAAACTTTTGGGCAATACTATTACTAAACTGAAATACTCTTATACGAGTTCCAACTGGACGAGCAACTTCAAACGAACAAATAGTTGGTTGTGGAACAAATACTTGTGATGCTTCGCCTTGGTTTTCAAAATATCCAAATCTATATTCACTTTGTTTAATTATATAAACTAGTAACTCGTCGCCGGCAACCCCGATAGTTTCAGCTAGTTGCACAGTACTTCCAATTTGTTCGTCTAACGGAGTATCACTATCAAACGCTTCAGCACTAATAAATGACCACTGTGTTGAATATTCTAGCAAAGTGCCGTTAAGATAAACTTGTACTTCTGAATTAGTTAAAGTCCCAATTGGTATTTGCCAAAGATCTAATTTATATTCTCTTTCTGCTGAAACTGTAAATGACTGATTGTAACCAGAATGTAATATTTTATCTCCAAGTTGTACAAGTGTATGAATACCTGCAGGACCATATGAAAATGGAGCTTGGCTTAATGTTAATCTATCATTTACACCGTCGGCTATAAAGTCATCAACTACAACTTGACTAAACGAATCAAGATCACTACCTTCTCCAATAAATAATGCATATCTAATAACATCACCTGCTGCTAATGGAGATGCTAATACAAGTTCAACATTGTTTGGATGTAATCCTGTAGTTTTCATAAGTGTAGTATCTAATTTAATACCGTTACTAGTTGCAATTGCTTGTACGTTATCAGTCCACCTCATGTTTGTTTCAAAACTGTTTGAACTTCCGTCACTAATAAAGCTGTCAATGTCTAATATCTGTAATCCTGCTACTTCAACAAGGGTTATATTAATTCTTGCGCCGTCTACTGGTGCTATTTCAAAATTAACTGCCTTATTAACATAATCTATAGTATATCCCAAGGTTGAATCATTAGTAGTCGGTTCAAGAATATCATTATTAATTTTTACAAATAACGAACTTTCAGTAAATGGTGATTTACCAATATCAAATATTTTTGTTGAACCGTCACCTATGTAATTTCTATTAACAATTATACTACTGCCGCCAGTTGGTCTTTCGAATACTGAAATATCAACAGTATCTAAAACTTGTCCTGGAACAATTTCTTCTGGGCCTTTTGAAGTAGTAGGTGTTACAAAGCCGTCACCATCAATCGTAATATCCTCTGCTTTTAAACCTGTAGCAGTAGTGTAAGCAATGTTGCCGCCTTCAATTGTAGTATCATAGCTTTCTGGATCATTAATAAAGCTACCATCACTAGTAGTTTTTCTAATAATAATAATATCTGTAGAACTTACGCTCTCGTCAATGCCAAGCCCGTCGCCATCAAGGAATATAGTAGTTGTTGTTCCGTTACCTGTAATACTTTGACAGATTGCATTTGGGTTTGTTTGACTACTTGGATAATTAGGATCATCAATTCTTACACCATTTTTATAGATGTTGTAAACTATGCCGTTTTCTAATGCCTTACTTAGTGTAATACTACTAGTAGAACCATCTAACTTAAATACTTCATCTTCATAAGTTGTATCATATGTATCCCACGAGTCGGTATACCAAGGTAGGGCGTCCCAACCAGTAGTGCCACCAAATTCAAAACTCTTAACTTCAACTCCGCCATAATCAATTCCGTCCATTAATTGTGATAAATCTTTACCAAATTTTCCTGACTGTGTATCATAGAATAAATTAATTCTATCTGCAGCAGTTAATAATTCTACTGGTTTCTTATACGTAATTGATATTAACTGGCCAAATTTTGGAGGAACTGTAAACGTAACCCTTCCTGAATATCTATCATACCCCTTTGTAACATCTTTAATATTTGTGTAAGTATATTCACTTTGTAAAGCAAGTTCGCCACCAATATTAATTTCTATTGTATTAGTTCTTAGATCCATTGGAAATATAAGATCAAAAATAAATTTATTTCCAGTACCAGTAAACGTTTCAACTTCAGTAAGTTTAGTTATTACAAATGAACCTGATACTCTATCAAATTTAATTGTTGAATGCATTCCTCTTACTAATCCATTACCAATATATGCTATTAACTTAGCTTGAGTACCACCTTCGGACATAGAACCATTAATTTCTACTATTGGTGGATTCAAATATCCACTTCCTGAAGAAACTAATTCTATTGATTCTATTTTACCGCCACGTCCTAATTTTGCAATTGCCTTTGCTCCAGAACCAGTGTCAGTTGAACTTTGATCTTGTCCTACAAAACTAATAATTGGAGGCTGCGTATATCCGCTTCCTGCATCTGCTATTACAATTGATTTAACTTGGTACGCTATATTATCAAGCCAATTTTTATTTGGATAAGTGGTTAAGTCTGCATTTGTTCCTACAATAACATTATCTATAACTTTTACGTTCTGAGGGGTTATAGATTTAGTAATATCATTCCATCTCGGAGGAAGATCAAAATCAGTAACTAAGTTGCCAGAAACATTTAAATAATTATAATCACTTATATATTCGCGTAGTTTAGATTTAAAAGGTTTAACTTCTTTTAAATATTCTTCGTAACTTGGCAAGTTATCATTTTGGAATGTAATTTTTTTAGATAAATCACCAACGTTATGTTTTGCTTTTATAAAACTAGTTTTAAATGCCCAATCAACTAACTTTTGTTCCGAAAATACATATTTTAAACTTGATAAGAATAAATTATTATACTCAATTGCTAATTCATCAACAAATAAATTATCTCTTAATGCTTTAAGAATTATTCTTGATTCTTGTACAGGTTGTGAATCATATACCTTTATATCATAACTTATACTATCAAAGCCTGAACTTATTCCTGCATTATATAAAGTTGGTAAAAACTTAATTGTTCCGTTTTGTCTACCAACTGTTTTATAACTTATTGTATAATCTATTGACGAAGAATTATCAATCTTTTCTAACAACAGCCAACCGCCAGTTCCAACATTTGAAATTTTAATTATGTCACCTGTAGTATCATCTAGTGACTCTAGTTGATAAGTTGAATCAATTAAATGATCAATCTCAGTAAAGATATTATAACCTTCATCATACCAATCTATGTAATTCCAAAACAATGAAGTATCATACGACTGACTTAATTTTCTTGTCCATTCAGTATTTTTAATATTTCTTTCATATAAGGCCCATTTACCTTGTATAGTAGAATCACTTTTTACAAGAGCAGTAAAGCGTCTAACAAATAACGTAGTATACTGCTCTGAGTATCCACTTCCTTGATTAGTAACTGTAGCTGATATTACTGAACCTACACTGTTTAGTGTTAACGCTATAGCGGCAGGAGTTTCATTTGATCCATAAATTTGTACATTAGGAACAACTTTATATCCTCTGCCTGGATCTGTTATTGTAACTCTAACTATTTTACCATCAACAAATACTGGAGTAAGTGTTGCCTGGGATACTTTAGCAGATCCAACAAATGATAAATCTTGGTAAGTATCTACGGTAATATCAAAAGAACTAGACGTACTAACTGGTATTTCCTGTTTAGAAAGTAACGGAGTAATAATTTTATCATCAATAATTAGATTCTTTAATAATACACCATTTACTCTATCAATAACTTGTTTAAAGGCTTCGTTTTTATTTACAAACCAAGATTGTCTAGGATTGTTTAAAATTCCATATCTTTCTTTAACTGATAGATTAGGATCAGGAACTGTCCGTCCAGCAGTGTCATATCCAATTAAACTATCAAACCATTTTCTTTCAATATCATAATTAGGTTTGCTTGTATCTAATCCAGCTGTAAATAATTGGTATTGGTTATGAATATTAATATTCTGATTTTCTATTTTCCAATACTGAGTGCTAAGAGCAACATCAGTATCTTTAAGTAAACTTTCGCAATTATGTAAAACAAAACTAGTTGGAGTTATAAAGTTAACAAACTTATATCCCATTCCAGCAGGATTATCAATATAGCGGGCTACATTAAAACTGCTTATAGTTCGATCAGCAACGTCTGGAGTTGTTATTTTACCTTTAACCCAATAAAAATATTTTAACGAGAATGTTTGTGATATTGAATCGTATATTCTCTTAGAAGCATATACTGTATCATCATATTTTGTAAGTCCGGTTATACCTTCAACTACGCCGTCATCTGTTATTGCAATTTCATTCCATTCTGATGGAAGTAAAGTAGTTTCAATCCACTCGTATACATCTATAGAATTTCCTGTAAATTGAGTATTCCAAATACTAGAACTAAAAATTGTATTATTTTGATACGGATTTAAAAATTTACACGTTGATAAATCCCACCATAAACGACCAACTTGATCTCTGTTCCAAACATCTGAATTACTAACAGTTACTTCGTCTGTACCAATAGTATAAATTGCTGGATCATAATGTAACTTATAAGAAAGCTCTTGTTCTGCAATTCCAGCAATTTTTCCTTGTAGTGGATCTATATAATCAAGATATGTTACTAGTTTATTTTCTTTAGTATCATATAAAAATAATTTTTTAATTTTATTAAGATCAACTGTTTTCTTAGGATTAGAATGGACTTCCCAAATATTTTTAGTATTTGGTTTTTTATAATCAACAACAGCTCCAACGTTTCCAGCTTCAACTGATTGATTAGGTAATCCTACATATACATGATCATTGTTTGCATATAAATTTGCACCAAAGTTCTTAGGAACTTCAGTAGAACCATCAGTAATATAACTTAACGTTTGGCCATATACTAGCGTATCATCAATATTTTCATATACATAAACTACTCCAGTATCTATGAACGTCTTTGCAAACAATGTAAAATTATTATCAAACGTAGTAGCTAAAGCATCAAACGTAGCAGGAGAAACTATATCTGCATTTTTTGATGCTATTGCTAGTATATTATTACTAAACGATAACGTATTTCCAAATAACTCTACAGATTCATTAGATCTACTATAAAGTGTTTGTGATAATTCAAAGAATCCAGTAGTTTTACTTTTTACTAAAATAAAAACTCTACCTTGATCATTTGTAACTTTTGTTGGATCTTCATCTGTACGCTTTACTTCTGCTTGTGGCTCAGAAATAGCTATCATATTTCCGTCGCTGCTAATATCAATTGATCCGCCCCAATTGGTGTTGTCATTCCAAATATCATCTTCATTAACCGGTAAATCTGTTTGGGCAATAGTTTGATGCCTTTGGAAATTTCCGTTATTATTTCTATAAACAACTACTTGTGCCGGAGTAGTACTATTATTTTCATACTGTGCTAACCCTATTAATACTTCACCGTCTTTAGATACTGCCATTTTGTTAAAATTAAACAAGCTACCTTGATCAAGAACAGTACTAGGATCAGCACTATCAAATAATGGCAGTATTTCTTTATCATTAGGAATATATCCAATGTAATCTATCGGAGTTGTTTGTTGCGTCCATTCAGCACCATTAAATATTCCAGGGGAAAGATTTGTATTTGCTTTAAATATACTTCCATTAATATATACAAGGTCATTAGTTTGATAACTTAGAGAATCTGCAAATTCTCCTTGGAATTTCTTATCTTTAGATAATTCCCAATTCCATACATTTCCTTCTTCGTCAGTACCGTAATTAACAAAATACACTCTACCCGGTATAAAAGTACTGTCGTCAAGTGTTGTACCAGATTTTAGAAATTCTCGGTTAGTTTTAAAATTTTGCCCTGCACGAATAAAGAGTTTATATAAATTGTTTAACTTTGATAGTTTAACATCTGAACCAAAATAAAAGTCATCACCTTGAACACCTGGTCCAATATACGAATTAACATACGAGAATATATTAGATCCTACAGTAGTATAAATAGAAAACATTCCTTGATGGAAATGCTGTCCTGGATCAGCTAACTTCACTGCTGGAATATTATATACGTTTATCCAGTCATTATTTGTAACTGATGGAATATTTGCAGCTACCGGAACGCCTGCAACCGTGTCCGCTTGATAAAACCAATATTCAAAATTGTCAGAAGCACTATTCTCCCAGGTAGTTGGTGTACGACCAGTTACTGGTATATTTCTTCCTGCGTCAATTACAAGAAGTTTTCCTATACCTTCTGAATCTAATCCTAAAGATACACCATATATTTCTCCCATTACACGATCAACTTGATAAATTGGACTTGGATCTAATGGGTCTCCTAAAAATCTTATTTCAGCATTATTACCAAATATAAAACCTTTAGACCAATTTCCAGTAACATTTTTAACAAATACTACTACGTTTAATGCACTTCTTCGCATATATGTAACTTCGGCTTGTGCTCCTGTTGTTACATCTTCAACAATATCGCCTATTCTAGGTTCATAAGGTTCACCAAATAAATTAAATTTAGTAAATTTAAATTTTATATATCCGTCCCATAACTCAGTTACAGTTAAAGTTTTAGTAAAATCTGTGTTTAATAACCCAATTGCTTCAGGATTGTTACCAGTGCCATCATATCTTAATAAAGATGGCATATAACATTTAATTGTATCTGCTGGCGACAATGTATCTGTAAGAACTTTTGGTGCTCGCATTACAAAAAGACTACTTAGAAACGGATCAGTTGAACCTCCTGCTCCTGGTAGGCCTTGATAACTTAAACTAACGATTTCACTAGCTTTAGTATTTTCACTATCTACAGTAGCAGTTTCGTAATCTCTAGAATTATAATAATACTTGTTTGATACTGAACTATCAGTAATTGCATCTTGATATACTAGTCCGTGACCTGCATCCGAAGTAGTTACTGAAGATACTTGATAAGTTACAGGAACTGCTATCATCCAATAACCACCATAGTAACTATCAACATCAATTGTTTCTGAAGGTGCAGCAGTTGTATATTCTCCAACAAAATCTCCGCCGAATAAGAATAGACTATCAGTTTGAGCAAAAGATCCAGATATGTTGTTAAGGTAAATTCCAAGACTTCCGTCAACTTCGAATACATATGCAACTGTGCCTGTGCCTGTTTGAGTGCTCACTGTTGAACCAACTGTTGGTTGATTAGTAAACGAATTAATCTTAAAAATTAAATCTACTTTTAATTGAATTGTATGTTCACCAGTAAAGAAACTTGAATTTAACGCTGTCATTCCGCTGCCAGCAAATGGTTCAAGTGCAGTATATGATGTTTGATTTTGATTAGCTATTGTTTTAGTATTCCACTTTAATTTAATACTATCATTAATATCAATACCAGCGTACATAAATTTAGGCGCTCTAACTAATACATGGTTAGTTGTTATATTAGTAAACGGATAATTACCAGTTAGTAATATATTTATTTTTTGAGATTGTTCTGTTATATTACCAATTGTTTCACTAGTTTGAACTACACTAGTAAAACTTGAAAACTGTACATTATCAGACTCTGGAATAATTGCTGTTGTAGCTTTCCATAATTTGTTGTTATAGGAAATAATATCGTCAGCTACATACGCAGTTGTTTCGTTATAAAATTGTTTATAATTTGTTCTTACTCTACTAGCTGAAGGAGATCCAATAATTAAAAACTTTCCATCATCTGATAACTCTATACTCTCTCCAAATTTTTGTAAATCAGGAGATGTTAAAGAATGGTATGATTCATTAAATATTTCAGTAGACGTATGAGCAACAATAACTCTATAAAAATTATTATTATATTTTACTATGTCGTTAATACTATATAGTAATCCTTCATAAAATCCTTTATAAGAGTCTGCAATACCGGTAGGAGCAAGTATTGTTTGTGTTAATAGATAGTTGCTATTTGACGAGGATCTTTGGTATACATAAACTTTGCCATCGTCTTCGTGTGGCGAACCAACAACTAATGTAGTATTAGATGCATTAGTTGATATTGCTGATGCAAAATCTAAACCAGTTAAATCTGTATCACTACTAACTTCTTGTAGCTTTGTAAATGCTTGTGTATTTTCGTAAACTTTCCAACCGTTACTATCTGCTGAGTCTACCCAAAATTTAGATTT